TTCAGCCTCTATAACAACACCGCCTGACACTGCTGTTGGACTCGTAGTACCGATACCCACGTTCTCACTGCTATCAATCGTAATTGCAGTGCTTGTGGCGTTATCGTCGATGCCTGTAGACGTAAACGTAGTAAACGTGCCTGCGGCGGCTGTAGTGCCACCAATAATGGTGTTGTCTACAGTGCCTCCAGAGATTGTAAGATCATTAGCAACATAGGTATCTGCAATTGCTGTACCTTGCCAAGTTCCTGTAGCAATTGTACCTACTGCTGTTATTTGCGTCTGAGAGGCGTCTACAGACAAAGTATCCGTAGTAAGGGTAAGACCCGTACCCGCTGTCAAAGCTGTCTTAGAAACGCTTATAGCCGCACTAGCGTTAATGTCATCATTAACAATAACACCAGAACCAATAGCCGCTACACCAGTATCAGCAATAGTAATATCACCAGAGACTACATTATCAATCCACTTAGATGTTGTTGTGTCATAAAACAACAATGCGCCATCAGCGGGTGTAGTAATGTTAGTGTCTGTAAGTTCTGAAAGCGTATCAGAAGAAGCTACTTGAGAGTCTACATAAGCTTTAACTGACTGCTGGCTCGGAATAGACGTAGCAGAATCACTGCTCATATCGTCTTCATCGACAAAAGCTGTAACGCCATCAAGAACATTTAGTTCTGCGGCAGTAGCAGTAACACCATCTAAGATGTTCAACTCCGCAGTCGTGCTTGTAACACCATCAAGAATATTAAGCTCAGTTGCAGTAGCTGTAACACCGTCTAAAATGTTTAGTTCTGCTGTAGTAGATGTAACACCATCAAGAATATTAAGTTCAGCAGTGGTTGCAGTAACACCGTCCAGTAGATTTAATTCGGCTGGAGTAGATGTAATAGCTACACCACCTACTTGAAGCGTTGTTGCGTTGACTTCGCCTGCGGCTCCATAAATAACAGCCTTACTATTTGCGACAGTTCCCGCGCTAGAGCCATCTACTAAATTTAATTCTGTAGCAGTGCTAGTAACCCCGTCTAAGATATTAAGTTCCGCTGTCGTAGACGTAACTCCATCCAACAAATTAATTTCTGTTGCAGTAGCCGTTACGCCATCCATAATATTAAGTTCAGCGGCTGTCGCAGTAATCGCTGTGCCGTTAAAATTAATAGCATCTAGATATGCTGTACCATCAATGTAAATATCTTGCCACTTCTTTGTAGAGCTTCCGATATCATAAGTATCATCAGTATTAGGAATAAGATTTGAATCAATCTCAGCACCAATAGTAATAGAGTCAGTATCGGCATTACCAAAAGTGAGATTACCGTTGATAGTTGCATCGCCTGTTACAGTAAGGTTGCCGCCAACAGCTACATTACCAGTAGTCGTAACAGCATCTACATAGGCGTTTGCCCAATAAGCTGTGGTGCTACCAAGATTCCAAGTGCTATCATCTTCAGGAACAAGATTAGCTTGGAAAAGTCCCGGTACGAAAATAGTATCTGCTGAAGCATTACCAAGATAAACATCACCTTGAAGTGTTGATGTACCACTTACTGTCAAGCCTGCAATAGTTGCAGAAGTGTCTACACTTAAAGTATCAATGTTAGCAGTCCCATCAATGTAAAGATCTTTAAACTCTAGTGAGCTAGTTCCAAGATCAATATCATTGTCAGTTACAGGAACAATCGCACCGTCTTGAATGCGAATCTGCTCTACTGCGGCACTAGAGACTTCTACATAAAAACCAAAACGATTATTAGTGCTATCTACTTCAATTTTATTTTTAAAGTCTAGGTCGCCAATCTTTGGGATGTTACCGCCTTGACCTGCTGTACCATCGTGTCGGTGTCCTGTAGAGCTTTCACTCGTAGCAGAATAAGTAAAGGCGTTTACTAGCTGATTATATTCATCATTAAACAATGCCGCTGTAATTGTATCGCCATCTGCAAATGTACTTTGTCGTGTATAAGTTTGAGCCATTATTATCTCCTACCTGATGGCATATAATCAAAATAAAAACCGTTTATTGCATACGGTAGTTTTTTATCGTCTGTTCTAATTCTAACGCTTGTGGTATGTCCACTACCCACTAAGGTTGTTCTAACCATCGGATCGTTTGTACCTCCAAATGTAGCAGTACCAAAAACAGAACTTCCAAAAATAGCTGGAAGTGGAATATCTGATAGTGTAATATCAGGAGGCTGTGGAATGTCTGTATCTTCGTAGTCGTATTTAATTCTTAAAACAGGCGTTACATCCCCTTCAGGAGAAATAGAAGTACGAATATATTTTAAAGTCTTACGAGTTCCGATATCACCAAAGTCTAAGTCTGGTGTTTTGTAGGTTGCTAAAATATTCTTTTCAGCACCTGCTAACAAAAAGCTGTTGCCAGTATCATGATTATAAACATAACCATCTTTGTCGCCATGAAACTTTTGTTCAATCCCTTGATAATCAATAACAGAGCTTAGACCAAAGGCTTGTATGCCTTTTGTTTCTGACCACTCAAAACCTTGGCCTGTAAAAGTTCCAATGATGCCTTGCGCGTCTGTAGAAGATGCACCAGCACCAGAATAAAAAAGCCTGTACTGTGATTTAGATCTTAGTACACAGCTATCAATAACATAAGAATCAATACTGTTAGTAACACTAGTCAAAAGACTTTGAATTTGTCTTGAGATAGAACTTAACTCTGTATCGCCAATACGGGCTGTACCAGCAACGGTTCTTATGCCATCGGGAGCAAGAAAAACTAGATCACCTCCAATCTCCTGAATACTATAGCCGCTAAGACAGCCTACGTTTTCAGCAATAGGGTCTATGCGTGTATTTGAAGGGGTATTAATTTCTACAAGTTTATGAAGACTGTTTTTAGCAAAAACAATTAGATCTGTTCTGAAACCCTTAATGCCCTGTATCTGGTCTGATATTGTTACTGAACCTGCACCAGAGCCTGTAAAGTCATCAGGGTCGTTATATACACTAAAGTATACAGTATTTAAATTATCGCCAACGCCTGCCGCACATAAGTGATGATCGTGAACAGTAATATACTTTACGCCGTTTGTACCGTCTACTGTAATTTCAAACGCAAAAAAAGTACGAGTGTTTAATTCACCAGTACCTTCCATACGAAATGCAAAAATTTTATTTGCGCCATCAGCAATAAATAATTCACCATAATCAAAATCAGCACCCTCAAAAAGTGCAAACTGACATTGATCTTGATTAGTTCTTGTTAGTGCTGAACGTCCTGTAAAGGTTGTGTAGTTATCACCACCGTTAGCAACGCTATCTTTATTAATCTGTATCCAAGTTGCGCCATCATTACTAAAATAAATATTAGTTCCTGATGCAACAACTACACCATCTGCATACGCATAGGTTCCTAAAATACGATTAGAGCTATTTGGCCTAGCCGCTGAATCGCCGCCATAGTCTGTAAAGCCGTTGATACGACGATAGCCGCCATCAGGGTCTACTTCAAAGTTTGTGAGTTCTGTAGCAAAGCCGGGATTTCCTAAAAGCTCTAGAGAGTTTAGGTTTGTATTTAGACCGCCTTTTGCCGCAAAGCCGAATGCCTGAGACATTAAACAAGCCTCATACGATCATCTTTAATATAATCTGGAGATGGCATCATTAAGGCATTTTTCATGAGGCGTAGTCCTCTACGATAATCTTCTAGAGCCAAAGCCGCAGGCTGAATGTTTTCTTTAAACTGATGAACATAGTATCTTGCTCTAGCAAGCAAAACAGTTTTATAGACATCTGGGAAAACAATTTCATCGCCATATGCAGAGAGTTGAGTTGCCTGATTAAATGCAAAAAAATGGATTCGATATACTTTGTCAGGAATTGGACTCAAGCCAAAGTTACGCCCATCGCTACTACGAAAAACTCTACGGGGCTGACCACCGTTTGCATCTTCTGCATCATCAGCATTTTCTTGAGAGCGATGATAATCTTTCCATTGCTCTAAAGTAATATAGCGTAGGTTCTCACTAACATAGGGCGCTGTTTCGCCTGAAACACCAATAGTAGTTATATAAAAATCATCCCAATCTACATAACCATAATCATCAGACAAAGAATCACTAGACGCTTTTAATTCATACCAACGCTGATTAGCTACTGTCTCTACTACAACATTCCCATAAAAAGGGTCTGTAGAACCACTTTCACCTACAGATAAAAAAGGCCATTGGGGTTCTTCAAGCACAATATCAAGATATGCGCGATTAACACAATCTTTAACGTGAGCTTGAACCCCCAAGGCATCTGCAAAGTTACTAGAAGTTAAAACAACTTCATTCATTTCTCTTAGCAGTTCATTTGTTAAGTCTAAGTATGTGGTAGCCATTATTTTTTATGAACCTTTTGTATTTCAAAGTTGGCTTTTTTAGAAGCGCCTTTATGTGGCTTGTACCCACCCGCTGGGTCTTTCATCAGCTTGTAGGACTTACCGCTTTTCATCCAGTGATAGCCTTTAGGTGCCTCGACTTGCATCAGGATTCTCCTGCTCATTACGAGCTTTAGGATACTTTAACTCCGCTTCTTTTTGATACGGAAACTGATTGCCTGTCATTTCAGAACACTTACGCTCTTGCTCTTGAATAGACTTGTATTCGCGTTTTTCAACTTGCTTAGTCATTAGTTTGCCTTCGCTGTTTCCATTGCAGACGCAAGACCGCCAGCAGAGTACATTTTTTTTCCGCCCATTGCGCGGCCCATTCGCTTTGCGCCACTACGCATAGCAGGAGGAGTTTTCTTTTTGGTTTTGGGCTTACCGCCGCCTGAAGGCATTCTAGCCTCTCCACCTCTCTTTACCATTCCCATCATCATTTGGCATTCTCCTTCTTTCTAAAAATACGATCATAATTGTCTTCGTATTTTTTACGGTTTTCATACTTAAGGTACTGACCGCTTACCTTCGTTGTTCTTTTAGGACTCATCCTAATTGGCTGTTGTTCACTTCCGATCTGTGGCATTTTTCTTCCTTAAAGAAAAGGGGGAGTATTTCATCCCCCTATCCGCTTTAGTCGATGCCGTAGAAGGCAGAGACAAGAGCTTCACCGCGCAGAACCTTAGCACCATAAACGTGCAGGCCGCGAACGATGTCGCCAAAGCTTGACGGATCACGAATCACTTCTGTATTCACAATGGTCTGTGCAGTACAGGTAGCTGAAATGTGTCCAGCAATACACTTACCAGCCGCGTTAGTGGTCGCCGCAATGTTGTTGGTCTTGTACATATCAAAACCACGCAACTTACCAGAGCTTACCAAACCGTTACGGATGGAGCCTTGGCCTGCGTTGAAGTCACTGCTGATCAGCTTAGAGTTGCTCTGAACAAGTTGCTCATAGAACTCTGGGTTAGCAAGGAACCAACGACCCTCTTCAGGTACGTTCTGCTCATCAAGCAGACGCGCCATGTGAGAAAGTACATCAATCGGATCATGCTCACCAGAAGCGTAGCCAATGTCAAGGTTACCAGTACCGTCGAAAGTACCAGCCGCCAAGTCAGTTGCGCTATCAGAACCAAGGATGTGGTTCGGAGAGGCCGCAGGGACGCCAGCAAACATAGCGGCAATTACACCTGAGTCAAACGCATCACGCAGTGCGTAAGCGGCTGAAGAAGATGCAACTTCCTTGAAGTTAACGTGAGACATAGAAGTTTCGATGTCATCAACGATGAACTTGAATGCGTTCGCCGTGTCAACAACGAGGTTGACTTCCTGATCGGTCAACTTAGTTTGGGTTACGTCTTGACCACGCTCGTACTGATAAACGGTGATCACTGGCTCTTTGATGATGCGTACCGTATCACCATAGGCAGTAATTTCACCAGCATAGTCGGTGTTAGTGATTGCCTCCGCTACTGAAGCTTTCCGGAAGAAGTTGAGTACCTTCTTAGAATAGACAGCAGGAAGGAAGTAAGAGTTCGCCTGACCCGATACCGAGTTTGCAAAGTTCGCATCGGTATCTGTGGACGGCTCAAAATACTGATCTGAAACGTTATTAGCCATTTTTAAAATCTCCTAAAAGACAAGTAATTATCTTGCTACTCTGCCTTCTTGGATGGCACGATCAATTTCCTCTTCGTAACGATCATAGTCATCCAAAGACAGGGAAGCAATTTCCCGTTGGGTCCAAATCTTAGCTTGCTGTGGTTCAACGCCGGTAGTCTTTGTTGATACCATATCAGCCGCATTGGACCGTGAAAGTTGTGACGGACGAGAAGATTTTTTAATCGCAATATTATTTTCCATCTTATAAAGATCTATTGCACGACTAGCTAATCCAACATTATCTGGGTTTTTGTAGATCCAACGCTGAATTTCTTCGGGTTGAGTCTTAGCCCATTCGTGAAAGTTGTCATCACCCCTGATATCTTCAAAATCAGGATGCCGTTCTCTGAGAGCTACTTCAGCATCACGCTTCGACATTTCTGCCTCACGCATTTCAATTACTGCTAGTTTTTGTTGAAGAGCGTTCATCTGCTCTTCGCTTCTCATATGAGCGACTGTTTCGACAGTATCATATAGATCAGGATACTCTGATTTAAAACGCTCAAGATCTTCAGCAGTTTTAGGCGGTTGATACTGCGGTTGAGCAGATCGTGCCATTGCTTCTAGTTCTTGTTCGCGTTGCTTAAACTCAGAGATTTTTTGATCATAATGTTTTTTTAGATCGTCATATCTTTTTTTGTAGTTGGTACGAGGACGTTTTTCTTCAGGGGTTCCGTCTTCGGAAGTAGCCTGCTCCTCAAAAAATAATGATTCCGCATTTTTGCTTTCTTGTACATCTGATTGATGCCAGTTTTTTCTAGCATTATACGGATTCGCTTGCTCTTCTTCACTCATGTCACTTCTCCTTTCTGGGGCTTGTTGTCTTTCAAGGTGGCTGTGTTAATGCGCTTTTTAACACAGGGTCTTGATACTACAAGGTGGCCTCAAGGTTATAAAATGATAAGGGGCTAGAGTTCTAGGTAGCCTTATCGGTTCATTAGGCTAGGCATCCGGTTTGAATAAGACATTTGACGATTAAGTGTTTCTTCATCGTCTTTTTCCATGTCATATCTTTCCATGCCCTCAACAGGCACACCACCGTCTGCTTTGCCTTTTCGCTGATCAAATTCACGTTCTGCATCGTCCATCATTTTTTGGAGTTTGTCAGCACCGATTTGATCAGTCGCTTTTCTGGTGAATACAAATTCACCGTCCGATAACCTTGCGGGTATCGAATCTGAAATGCCAGTTCCGGGGCCATCTACTTCCCCAGAGCCAGTAAATTCTGTTGCGTTTAACATTACTTTATCTAAGATTTCTTCAAGACGAGAATCGTCATCCAAAGCCTTAAATAAATAATCTTGTTCTTCTTTTGTCAAAA